ACTCTGATGTCTGCGGAAGAACTTGGACTAACCATTGAGGCTTATACTTATCCTAAAGAATTTGAGGTGTGTGACGGATCAGCAGAACTGTCTGAAGGAGTTACAATCGGTCAGCAGGATCGAGAGCATTTTGGAATCAGTTATCGAACACTTATTGGCAATGACGAACAGGGAAATAATCATGGATACAAGATTCATCTGGTATATGACTGTCTTGCATCACCGACAGAAGAAGATCATTCTACAGTAAATGATTCACCGGATGTATCTCCGTTCTCATGGGAGGTAAGTACTACTCCGGTCACAATCGACGATTCCAGAAAAACAGCAAAGATCACAATCGATTCAACTGTGTTTAAAAAGTCTGGGATGATGAATGCTCTTCGTGCCATTGAAGATGCGTTGTACGGAGCAGAGAAAACCGATGCCTGGTTGCCGGTATTTTCTGAACTTGAGGAACTGATCGATTATCACAGATATCTTAGAGACTCAAAAGGCGGATTGCTTTTGGATAGTTCTGGGAAACCATTACTGTCAAGGATTTACGAATAATTTTGGGAGCAGTATTCAGGGAAGCTGGCTGCTCTTTTTCTATGAAAGGAGAAACTATGTTAATTAAAAAAATCACTTATCCGGATTATAACAAAGTAACTAGAACAGAAGAATTTTACTTCAATCTTACACAGGCTGAAGTTATCGAAATGGAATATACCACAAGCGGAGGTCTTTCTGTAATGATCGACAGGCTTTTAGCAGCTATTGATCTTCCAGAAATCATTAAGATCTTCAAGGAGCTGATTCTCAAATCTTACGGAGTAAAGTCTCCAGATGGTAAACGATTTATCAAATCACCAGAACTGTCAGCAGAATTTTCTCAGACAGAAGCCTATTCAAAACTTTTTATGGAACTGGCAACAAATGCCAATGCAGCTTCTGAATTTATCAATGGAATCTTGCCTACTCCGAGCCCGGAACAGCAGGCTCAGATTAAAAAGGCACTCGAAGATAAAGGATTGCCTGACGGTTCAAACAATTAATTATGAAAACAAATGGGGGATAGGAGAATGTTGCAACTTGTGATACCGCCGGTTGAAGGTTGGGATGAGAGCAAGGAAGAATTTGTCGAACTGGAAAAGGAACAAAAACTTACATTGGAACATTCTCTGGTCTCACTTTCAAAATGGGAATCTAAGTGGCATAAGCCTTTTTTGACAAAAGAGCCTAAGACCACAGAAGAAACTATAGATTATATCAGGTGCATGACAATAACACAGAATGTAAAGCCAGAAGTCTATAATCGTCTGGAAAATGAGCATATCGATCAGGTAAATGCTTATATAGAGGATTCAATGACTGCAACCTGGTTTCGCGAGGATAAGAAAAAGACTCCTAATAATGAAGTGATAACCAGTGAGAAAATTTATTACTGGATGATAGCACTTCAAATTCCTGTGAACTTTGAAAAATGGCATCTGAATAGATTGCTTACTTTAATTCGTGTATGTAACGAAGAAAATAAACCGAAAAAGAAGATGAGCAGAAGAGAACTTATTAATCAAAGACGGGCTGAAAATGAAGCTCGAAAGAAGAAATGGCATACGAAAGGATGATGATTTATGGATAAAACATCATTGGCAATTCTGACCAATATTATCGGAGCTGTTGAATCTGGTGGACAGATTTATGGTAAGCGTAATTACAGTGCTTATGCTGGTAAAGGCCAGAACTCTTCTTATGAGAAGACCTGTACCTTAGGGTGGGCACAGAATTATGGTAATGAGGGACGAACCCTTTGTAAGATGATCCTGGCTAAAGATCCGACAGCATTCAGAAAAGCAGATACCGCAGGTATTGAGAAAAAACTTTCTACAGACTGGGTGAAAACAGGCTGGAATCCATCTGCCAAAGAGAAAAAAGCTCTGATTGCAATTATCACAACATCTGCTGGTAAAGAATGTCAGGATGAACTGTTCAAGCAGCTGATGTCTACATACATCAAATCCGCAGAATCTTTTGGCGTAAAAGATGTTAAGGCTCAGATGATGTGGTGTGAGATTGAGCATTTGGGTGGATTATCACCGGTTCAGAGAATTTTTAAAAGAGCCGCCAAACCATATACACCAGAAACGATTTACGCATCATTACTACTGGATCAGAAGGACACAAGCAACAATAATCAGGTTGGCGATAAGAAATTCCAGAGCAGACATCAGTGCTGTGTGAAATGGATTAACCAGTATGTTAAAACGACACAGAGTAATCAAAATGGAACTACTGGAAAAACCGCTGAGGCTGTATTAGCAGTGGTACGTTCCTGGCTTGGATATGGAAGATCTAATGGTAAGCAGAGAATCATTATCGATATTTACAACAACGATGATCCGGCAAATCTTCCTAGAGGATATAAGGTTCAGTATGGCGATTCCTATTGTGATGTCACCGTTTCCGCAGCGGCAATCGTAGCAAAGATGAAAGCGTTGATCGGAAAAGAATGCGGTGTGGAAGAACACGTTAAGATTTTCAAGAAAATGGGAATCTGGGAAGAAGATGGAACGATCACTCCAAAAGCCGGTTATGTAATTGTATTTAACTGGGACAAGAATACGCAACCGAACGATGGTTACTCAGATCACATCGGTTATGTCGAATCTGTCAAAGATGGAACGATCGTAACCGTTGAAGGTAACTATGGTGGGGAAGTAAAGAGACGGACAATTCCTGTTGGCTGGGGATATATCAGAGGATACGCCATTCCAAAATACGATACAGATGCTGGACAGACGAGTGGAAGCTCCAATAATGGTGGAACAACTACATCCGGTTCAACATCTCTTTCCAGAACTCCGAAATGGGTTGGCGTTGTTACAGCCAGCAAACTGAATGTACGTAAGTGGGCTGGAACAGAATACGAAAATATTAAGTCCTGGCCGCAGCTTGCAAAAGGTAATCTGATCGATGTTTGCGATAAGATTTACGATTCTAACGATGAACTTTGGTACTTCATTCGTATTGATGGAAGGATTTACGGATTTGTAAAGGCAGAGTTTATTCGGGCAAAATAAGGAGATTTTATGATTTCTTTCAGACAAAAGGGCGATTTCTCTAAAGTCACAAGTTATTTCGAGAGATTGAAAGAAACAATGCGACTTGGGATTCTTGATAAATATGGCAGGGAAGGAGTGAATGCCCTTTCGTCTGCTACACCTGTTGAGTCTGGGGTGACAGCGGCTTCGTGGTATTACGAAATCGAACATTCCAACGGTTCAGCAGCTATTCAATTTTACAATTCAAATGTGAATAAGGGTGTACCGATTGCGATCATTTTGCAATACGGACATGGCACCGGAACCGGAGGTTGGGTGCAGGGTAGAGATTATATCAATCCTGCTATCCAGCCTCTTTTTGACAAAATGGCAGAAGAAGTATGGAAGGAGGTTACCAGAATATGAGTAAGACTGTTGACGAAAGAGTCGTCGAGATGCGATTCGATAACAAACAGTTTGAAAGTAACGTTCAGACAAGTTTATCTACAATCAGTAAATTAAAGCAAAGTCTGAATTTACAGGGAGCCTCAAAAGGTTTGGAAAATGTCAGTGCCGCAGCTAAAAGTTGTAATATGTCAGGGCTTACCGGAGCTGTAGAAACTGTACGAATGAAGTTTTCAGCACTTGAAGTTATGGCTGTTACAGCACTTGCTAATATTACGAATTCTGCTGTAAATGCCGGTAAAAGAATCGTTTCCGCATTGACTATCGAACCTGTAAAAAGTGGTTTTGAAGAGTATGAAACCCAGATCAATGCTATTCAGACAATCCTTGCCAATACAGAAAGTAAAGGTAGTACATTACAAGATGTAAATGAGGCACTTAATGAACTGAATCATTATGCCGATTTGACTATTTATAACTTTACGGAAATGACCCGTAATATTGGTACTTTCACAGCGGCAGGTGTTGATCTGGAAACATCTGTATCAGCTATTAAGGGTATCGCGAACCTTGCAGCGGTATCTGGTTCAACTTCCCAACAAGCGAGTACAGCAATGTACCAGCTTTCACAGGCATTAGCAGCAGGTACTGTTAAACTTCAGGACTGGAACTCGGTTGTAAACGCTGGTATGGGTGGTCAGGTATTCCAGGATGCACTGAAAGAAACGGCTCGTGTGCATGGTGTCGCCATCGATCAGATGATTAAAGATGAAGGTTCATTCAGAGAAACATTATCCAAAGGATGGCTGACTTCCGAAATCCTGACCGATACCTTGGCAAAATTCACAGGCGACTTATCAGAAGCTCAATTAAAACAAATGGGTTATACAGATGAGCAGGTGGCATCAATTATCAAAATGGGTCAGACTGCCAATGATGCAGCGACAAAAGTAAAGACCCTTACTCAGTTGTTTGATACCTTGAAAGAGGCTGCACAGTCTGGCTGGACAAGAAGCTGGGAACTTATCATTGGTGATTTTGATAAAGCAAAGGAACTATATACCGGAATTTCAGATACAGTGAGTAATTACCTGAATGCGTCAGCAGACCGAAGAAATAATTTGTTGGAAGGAGCATTGAGCACCAACTGGGATAAATTAATTTCTAAAATCAATGATGCTGGTATTGAAACCTCCACTTTTGAAGAGCGTTTGAAAGCTACAGTAACGGAACATGGAATAGATGTGGACGAGCTTATCAAACAGCATGGTTCTCTTGAAAAAGCGTTTAGATCGAATGCTGTTTCATCTGATATCTTGAAAGAAGCTGTGGACAGTCTTAAATCCGGCATGGTCGATTTGAGCAGTGTTGAACGTGAACTTACCATGTGGTCAAAAGGCGATGATGTTAAAAGTGTTCAGCAGGCATTGCAAAATTTAGGTATGGATGTCGGAAAGACCGGTGTTGATGGAATCCTTGGACCAAATACACAAGCCGCAATTAAGCAATTTCAGGAATTGAAGGGGATTGAACCTACAGGCATTATTGACGAAGCAACACTTAATGCTCTAAAAGAGGCATCTTCTGAAACGAAGACTCTTACTGGAAATATTGATGAACTCATTGCCGGAGTCACCGAATTGGGTGGAAGAGAGAAACTTATCGAGTCTTTTAAAAATATTTTTAAGACCCTGGGCGATACCATTAATCCGGTAAAAGAAGCATTCAATGAAGTATTTCCGCCAACCACAGCAGAACAGTTAAGTGGGCTGATTGACAGGTTCCACTCATTTACCGAAGGGTTAAAAGTAAGCGAAGCGACTGCTGACAGACTTAAAAGAACATTTAAGGGTGTATTTTCAGTAGTTGATCTGTTCAAAAAAGGTATTACTGCATTAGTGACTCCTATTGGAAATTTCCTTGGTGCCGGTGGATTAAATGGAATTGTGGATATGTTATTGAACGTGTCCGCATCAATCGGTGATTTCTTTACGTCACTCAATGAAAGTGCCGGTACGGAAGAATTCTTTACTACATTGTCAGATGGCATTTTTAATACTTTAAAAGATATTATGAGTGCTGTAGATCCTGCACTTGGGAAAGTAGAATCTCTTGGAGATGTGTTTTCCGCAGTGAAGACAGTAATTGTAGATTCTGCAAGAAATATTTTTGATGTTGTGAAGAATGTATTCACATGGATTGCAGATAATGTTTCAGCTGGAGACATATTTGCAGGACTAGCTGGTGGCGGTATATTTGTAGCAGCTAAGAAATTTTCAGGACTTATAAACACAGTTAAGGAGAGCATCGAAAATCTTTTTAAAGGTGGAGAAGCATCCAAAATAAAGGAACAGTTTTCCGATATTTTAGGCGGTGTAAAAGATACTCTTTCTTCGTTTACTACTGGAATAAAAGTGGCATCGCTTATTGGAATTGCAGCTGCAATCGCTATTCTGTCAGTTGCTCTTAATTCCATTGCGAAAATCGAAGCAGAAAAGATTATAAAATCCTTAACTGCTATCGGTGTAATGCTTGGTGCTTTGAGCGGTACATTATTCTTGATTACGAAAATCTTGTCTGCAAATGGATCTAAAGGATTGATAAAAGCAGGAGCATCATTAGTTCTTATAGCGGAAGCGGTTAAGATATTAGCAGATGCCATGACAAAAATGTCAGATTTATCCTGGGAAGAAATCGGAAAAGGTTTGACCGCATTAGGTGGTGGCTTACTTGAACTTTCAGTGGCATTGAAAATTATAAACGGAACAAAAGTATCACCGTCAACAAGTGTTGCGATGATTGCTTTAGCTGAAGCATGTAAAGTACTGGGAGATGCTTTAGCAAAATTCACAACTTTTTCATGGGATGAAATTGCTCGTGGTCTAACTGCCATGGGTGGTGCATTGGCTGAGCTTACAGCTTCTCTTTCAATTCTTAGTAAAGCAGGCGGTTTTGGAGCATTATTGGGTGGCACTGGAATGTTGGTCGCAGTACAGTCACTTGATGAAATTTCGGAAAATCTTGAACGTCTGGGAAATCTTTCATGGGATCAAATCGGTCATGGCCTAGCCGCAATGGGCGGAGCACTTGGCGAATTTACCGTTGCTCTGAGTGCACTTAGTGCTGTTGGGGGATTTGGCTCACTTCTTGGTGGAACAGGTATTCTTGTCGCAGTACAGTCGCTTGACGAAATTTCGGAAAACTTGAAAAAACTTGGCTCTTTATCCTGGGAAGAAATCGGTAAAGGGTTAGCTGCAATGGGCGGTGCATTGGGAGAATTGACCGCTTCGTTAAGCGTTCTCAGTGCTGTTGGGGGATTTGGCTCATTATTAGGAGCTACTGGAATCCTTGTTGCAGTTCAGGCTCTCGAACCTATTGCTACAGCTCTTTCTCGTATTGGAGGAATGTCTTGGGAAGAAATTGGTAAAGGACTTGTCGGAATGGGTGGAGCTTTAGCTGAGCTGGGAACAGTTCTTGGTCTAGTTGGTGGCTTGGCTGGATTTGGAAGTGTCTTTGCTGGCGGAGCGATTTTATTAGGCGTACAGGGGCTGGGTGATCTTGCGGATGCACTGAAAAAGTTTGGCGGTATGACATGGGATGAGATTACCAAAGGACTTGTCGGTATGGGCGGATCTCTTACAGAGCTTGCAGTTGTTTCTGGTCTACTTGGTAATTTGGGTGGACTTGGAGCACTCGTCGGAAGCGGATCGCTTCTTCTCGGAGTACAGGGGCTAGGAGATCTTGCAGATGCATTGAAAAAGTTCGGAACGATGGATTGGGATGAAATTGGGCGTGGTTTAACAGCAATGGCAGGCGCGCTTGGAGAGACAGCACTTGGTGGTTTACTCAATACGTTCTCAGGATTTGGTGCTGGAGCAATCGCTGAAATGGCGGCTCCATTAGGCAATCTTGCAGAATCTATAAAGAAGTGGTCAGGTGTAACGGTTCCAGAGGGGCTTGGTACACAGTTAGGATCGCTGGCTGAGGGTGTTCAGCAATTTAACTTCAGTGGTTGGGGTGCGGACGCTATCGGATCTCTTGGAACACCGCTTGGTGATTTAGCGACATCAATTTCAAAATGGAGTGGAGTAACTGTTCCAGATGATATCGGAACGGGACTTCAGAGCCTTGCCAGTGGGGTGAAAGCTTTCAACTTCAGTGGCTGGGGAGCAGATGCCATTTCGGAATTGGCTACACCATTAGGAGATCTTGCAGGAGCACTCGGAAAATGGACAGACGTTACAGTTCCAGAAAATATCGAAACAAGTCTTAGCGGTCTGGCAAGCGGCATTGGTGCATGGAATTACGTTGAAACATATAATCTTGCAAATGTTATCGAACCGCTTGGCTCATTTGCAGCAGCGGTTGAGAAATGGAATGGTGTTAGTATTTCAACCAATTTACAGTCTGGACTGGAAGGCTTGGCTGATGGTATTGATGCTTGCGACGGAATTTCCACAGGAAACTTATCAACGGTATGCGATGGTCTGGACGATATTGGCAGTGCAGTATCGAACCTTGCCGGAATTGATTTCAGTGGTGCGTCAGCATCATTGTCCGGATTTGCGTCAGCAATTAGCAACGTGAACGTTTCCACAGATACATTTAAAAATCTTGGAACCAATATTGTAAGCAGCTTCACAAGTGCATTAAGTGCCGGTGTCGGAAAAGTTTCAGCGGCAGGTACAAATCTTGCGAAAGCAGTTGCAACAGGTATGCGATCAGCATTAAGTACAGTGTCATCCACAGCATCAACCATAACAAATGCAGCAAGAACAAACGTGGCAAACAAACAGAGCAGCTTTGTGTCTGCTGGTATTTTACTTATGTCCGGATTGGCATCGGGATTACGAGCTAACTCTGGAACAGTTACAGGAGCAGCTTCATCTGCCGCATCTTCAGGTGCAAGTAGCGCAAGAGCTTATTATGGTAGCTTTTACAGCTCGGGTGTCTATCTGGTATCTGGATTTGCTTCTGGTATCAGAGATAACATCAGTTCTGCGGCATCTGCGGCAGCATCGATGGCAGCATCCGCATCTGCGGCGGCAAGAGCAAACCTTAAAATCAAATCGCCATCACGAGTGTTCTATGCGATTGGCGGATTTGCAGGACAGGGCTTTATTAATGCACTTGCAGATTATAGAGATGCATCATATAAAGCTGGTTCTGGAATTGCATTGTCAGCAAGAGAAGGTTTACAGAAAGCAATCTCAAAAGTTACAGACAGTATTGAAAATGGACTGGACGGAACGCCTACGATTCGCCCGGTGCTTGATCTTAGTGCAGTAGAAGCTGGTGCAGGAAAGATTTCAGGACTTCTTGGAATGGGAAAATCCATTGGTATTACTGGTAACATCGGTGCAATTTCTACAATGATGAGTGATCGTCAAAATGGAGCAAGTAACGATGATGTAGTATCAGCAATCGGTAAACTCGCGAAAGTAATGGGAAATAAAACTGGCGATTCTTACGTTATCAACGGTATTACTTATGACGATGGAAGCAATATTACCAGTGCAGTTAAATCTCTTATCAGAGCAGCAAAAGTAGGAGGGAGGGTGTAAAGCATGGCTGCCAAACAGAAGAAAGCAACTAAGGTTAAAATCGGTCTTCAAAAGAATACAGAGCGTACAGTGTATGCTACTTGGGAGTGGAATGGAAAACATACCAAAGAGTATTCCGTAATGTGGAAATATTCAACTGGTAATGGAATTGCTTTTATTGGTAATGAAACCACAACCACCGCTAAACAAAGTGTTTGGACAGCACCCTCCAATGCAACGTCGGTTTCTGTTTATATTAAACCGATATCTACAACTTATAAGAAGAACAAAAAAGATGTTCATTATTGGACATGTGTTTGGTCGACAAAAGTAAGTTACACCATTAAAGAATCTACAAAGCCAGAGAAACCTTCGGCTCCAAAAGTTACGATTGAAAAATTCAAGCTTACAGCAGAAGCTGATATTTACGATAAAAATACGACGCAGGTTGAATTTTACATTGTAAAGAATGACAAGACCAAATTCAAAAGCGGAACTGCAAATGTGGTTACTAATCATGTGGCGTTTTCTTGCACTGTCTCAGCCGGTGGAGAATACAAAGTCCGAATTCGTGGTATTCGTGTTTCTGGTAAAACGAAACAATATGGTGATTGGTCTGAGTATTCGGATGGAGTAGGCACAATTCCGTCTGCTCCGTCTAAAATAAATACGATCAAGGCAATATCTTCTACCGGTGTTCAGCTTACATGGGATAAGGTAAGCAATGCTACTGGCTATGATGTTGAGTATACCACAAAGAAAGCATATTTTGATCATTCTAAGGAAACAACGACGGTTTCATTGAGTTCCAATGTATCATATGCGGATATTGTTGGATTAGAATCAGGACAGGAATGGTTTTTCAGAATCAGAGCAACCAATGCTCAGGGTCAGTCTGGTTGGTGTTCACCAGTATCTATTGTACTTGGTAAACCACCGGCAGCTCCTACTACATGGTCATCCACAACAACCGGTATGGTTGGTGAAAACCTTATTCTATACTGGGTTCATAATTCGGAAGATGGTTCAAGTCAGACATATGCTCAGTTAGAATTAATCGTAAATGGTGTATCAAGTGTTCAGACAATTAAAAACAGTACGGACGAAGACGAAAAAGATCTGACAAGTTCTTATATACTTGAGACGTCAAAATACGATGAAGGTGCAGTGATTCAGTGGCGAGTTCGTACAAGAGGTGTAATTGCTCAGTATGGCGATTGGTCCATTCAGAGAAGAATTGATATTTATGCACCACCGACATTGGAACTTGGTACAAGTGGAATCAATAATTGGCTTTTGGATACATTCAATTTCCTGACAGACACAATTTACACTGCTTATGGAATTGGAGGAACTCTTCAAGATACAATCACATCATTTCCTTATTACATTACTGCAAAAGCAGGACCGGAGTCACAGAATCCCATCGGTTATCAGATTACTATTACTGCGAATGAAGGGTACGATGCTCTGGACTATGACGGGAAAGAAAAAAGAGTCAGTGCAGGTGATGAAGTATACTCAAGATATTTTGATGCTGCAACAGGGCATAGTTTGTTCGTTGTTATAAATGCTTCTGACATTGATCTTGAAAATAATATTTCTTATACGATTCACTGCACTGTAAGCATGGATTCCGGACTTACAGCTGAAGCGACAGCGGAATTTATTGTGGCGTGGACTGATGAGGAATATGTTCCTGATGCAGAAATTGGAATCGATAGCGATACGCTTACTGCATATATCAGACCGTATTGTGAAGATGAAGACGGGTACCTCATTGATGATGTTACTCTTTCGGTATACCGAAGGGAATTTGACGGTACTTATACGGAGCTTGCAAGAGACATTGAAAACCAGCATGTTGAAACTGACGAATTACTCGATTCAAATGAGGAAATGCTGCTTGATAGTTCCGGAAAAGAATTGATCGGAAGAGATGTTAATTCAAAAGCAATTTTCATTACTGATCCGCATCCAGCTTTGGACTATGCGAGATACCGAATCGTGGCGATGTCAACAATCACCGGTGCGATTAGTTACGCGGATATTCCAGGATATCCAGTTGGAGAAAATGCTGCTGTTATTCAGTGGGATGAAGAATGGACACAGTTTGATGCGATTGCTGATGACGATGGAAATGAAATGGATGAACCACCTTGGACCGGCTCAATGCTTAAATTGCCATATAATCTGGATGTTTCTGATAAGGGAAATACAGATGTGACATTTGCAAAGTATATTGGACGAAGACATCCGGTTTCTTATTATGGAACACAGATCGGAGAAACTTCTACATGGAACGTTGACATCGTCAAAGATGATACGGAAACTTTGTATGCATTGAGACGATTAAAAGCGTATACGGGTGATGTTTATGTACGTGAACCATCTGGAAGTGGTTACTGGGCTAGTGTTCAGGTATCATTCCATCAGAAACATTGCGAATTGACGATACCGGTTACTTTGGATATTACGAGAGTGGATGGAGGTGCTTAAATGCCAGATTGGACAAAACCAATGCAGCAGACGTTTGAGTATTTTGTTGTAGATCCAGGAACATGGAAAGATCAATCAAAGCTTGATAAAATCCTGTCCTCTACTATTACTCGTGATGAAGAAGAGAGCACACTGGGTTCAGCAACTATTGACTGCACAGATATGATAGGAGAATGTTATGTTCGGATTTATCTTGTAACAATTCAAAATGGAATAAAAGAACGCCACCCATTGGCAACAGTATTGGTTCAGTCACCAAAGACTGGATTTGATGGACGAGTTCAGAGCGTTTCTCTTGATGCGTATACGCCTTTGATTGAGTTAAAAGAAAAGTATCCAGATATAGGATATTCTATTCTTAAAGGTCAGAATATTATGGACATCGCATCAAGACTAACAAGAGAAAAAGTTCGTGCACCTGTTGTGATGGGGACAGATGATACAGAGCTGTACTACGATTTCATTGCAAATTTGAATGATTCATGGCTGTCCTATTTAACGGACTTGATCGCTAATGCAAAATTTAAGTTCGATTTGGATGAAATGGGGCGTGTTGGTTATGCTCCAATTCAGGATGTGGCATCACTACAGCCTGTGTGGGAGTATACTGACGATAACAGTTCTATTCTATACCCACAGATTGATATGGAACGGGATATGTACGGACTGCCAAATGTGGTGGAAGTTATTTATTCCACGAATTCAAACTATCTGTATTCAAAAGCGGTGAATGACGATGAGAATAGTCCCATTTCAACTGTAAATCGGGGACGAGAGATTGTGTACCGGGTGACAGATCCGGATATAATCGGGAATCCAACTCAGAAACAGATAGACGAATATGCAAAACAACTTTTAAGAAATAATTCTTGTCTTGAGTACACAGTAACTTATACGCATGGATATTGTCCAGTTCGTATAGGAGACTGTGTTCTTTTAAATTACAGACGTGCTGGCATTGAGAACGTCAAAGCGAAAGTTACAAATCAAACAATCAAATGCGAACCAGGTTGTCCTGTTTCAGAGACAGCTGTTTTTACTACTAAATTATGGGGGTGATTTCATATGGAACTTGATTCTCGGTTATTGCGTCAGTTTGCAGAAGTTGCAAATGGCAATAGAGAAACTGGAGAAGCTGAAGACACTGCCTATGGTACGGTTGTAAAGAATGGGGATGTAATTTATGTTCGCTTGGACGGTACAGAGTCATTAACGCCGGTTTCAATGGCAATGGATGCAGAAGATGGAGATAGAGTGGTTGTTACGATTAAAAATCATACAGCTACAATTACCGGAAATATCAGTTCTCCAGCATCTGCCCGAACCGCTACGAAATTTATGAAGTTTACGGACGATGGACTAGCTGTCGGTGATATTGGTGCTGATGGTAAGGCAAATGGTCCTCATACACTTATGAGTTCTGATACCTATTACATCGTCGATAAAGACGGTAATAAGATTGCCTCTTTTTCCGGGAAGATGATAAATCTTGGCAACGGTATGGCAGTAATGACGGTTGACGAAATTAATCTTGGTAATGGTAAAGCAATTTTTGCAACGGATCATGCCGAAGTTGCTGATGGAGCAGCTTACTTTTCTCCGAGTTTATTAAAGCTTGGAAATCGTGACAGTTCAGAAGTCCAGTTATGTAATGGAAAAGGAAAAATCAAAATGGATGGTGATATCCTTCTAATTTCCGGTAACACAGCTCTTGGCTTGCGAAATGTTTACAGAAATTATTATTTTGCCGAAACGGTATGTCGTTCAGATTCATCCAATCCGGTTGCGGCTATTCAGGCATACAGAGGGGATGGTGTTGGCTCATCAGTACTTGCTGATATGAATGGCGTACGAGTGAATACCCCAGCTAATAAAAATCTGAGCGTGAACGGACGAGAAGTGTTACTGTCCAATACTTTAATGGCTGTCGGGACGGTTACAGCAACTGGCGATATAAAAAAAGGAAAAGCAGCATCACTTACTGCTAAAGTACCGGTTCCTTCTGGATATAGTCTTGCAGGAATCCGGGAGATAAAAACAAATCACAACAATGCTTGCCGAATGACTCAGTTTTATACAGATCCAAGTGTAAACAAGGTTGGAGCTACATTTGTGAACACTTCAAGTAGCGATTTTACTAATAAAGACATGACGAAAAGTAATCGTAAATTGAAGGTAACTATAGAGTGGTTTGCATTTCGCTGTTCCGCAGCTACGGTATCTGGAGATAGTATCGTTGACTGGACTGAAGAATAAGGGGAGGTGACGTAATGTAATGGCTGCAATATCAACATACCTGGCACGAATCAAATCGGCGATTTTAGGCGAAGAAGTACGAGGGGCAATTTATGATTCCATCAAGGCTATTAATGATGAAAACGTGAATGTTCTTAATAACTGTAAGGCTGCCAGTAACGAAGCGGTAAAAGCATATGCTGATGCAAAAAAGTGTTCAGAAAGTGCAAATGAAGCCGCTGATGATGCTTGCGAAGCAGAAGATAACGCCAGTGCATATATGGCAAATACATTGCAATTAGCACGTTATGTTAAACAAGCGGCAGCTGAAATTGATCAAAAAGTAGCTGTTGTAACTACGATGAAAAGTTCGTTACTTGACAGCTACCAGATTACAGACGATTTGTTAGATTCATCTGGAGATTCGCTTTTTGATAGTGCTGGAAAAAATCTCACAGGAGCTGTTGTTCTTGCGGAGATGAGTTATGTAGCTTCACTTGAAAAGAGGGTAGAAGCTTTGGAAGTTGTTATCAAATCAATCACTTCAAAATAAAGGAGGAAATTCAAAATGGGAAAACTTACTGATTATGCCGCAGCGTCAAGGTTTGACAGCGGAGACATTCTTATTAAGGATGGCACAAATGGAACTAAGAAAATTACAGTGAAAGATGCTGCAAGAGAGTTTGCAGGACTTGTATCCGCAGCACAGCATCGACTGATCTGGGGTGGAAGAAATCTTGGTTCTTCTGTTACAGCAGAACAGAGAGCCGCTATCAAAGCGGGAACTTTTGACAATCTCTATATTGGAGATTACTGGGTGATCAATGGTATTACCTGGCGAATCTGGGATATCGACTATTTCATGAATTGTGGCGATACCAACTTCACAACACATCATCTGGTAATCGTTCCGGATTCTGCTCTGTACAACCATGTTATGAACGATACAAATATTACAGACGGTGGTTATGTCGGATCTAAGATGTACACAGAAGGACTTGAGCAGGCAAAGACGGCATTCAAAGCTGCTTTCGGAGATATGGTTCTCACTCATCGAGACTATCTGACAAATGCAGTTACAGACGGACATCCTTCCGCTGGTGCATGGTTTGATTCTGAAGTTGAACTGATGAACGAAATCATGGTATATGGTACTCATGTATACGCTGCAATGGGTAATGGATCTATGGTACCGAATAAGTATACTACCGGAAAACAGCAGTTCGCAGCACCTATGCTGAATCCATCCATTCTCAATCGTCGTATCTGGTTCTGGCTCAGAGACATCGTGTCTTCGGCTTACTTTGCCCTTGTGAACTCCTACGGTGTTGCGTATTGCATCAGCGCTTCGAACTCTCTTGGGGTTCGTCCGTATGCCGTGATTGGTGGTTAATGAATCTGAGGGGCCTAGTGCCCCGAAGACAAAGTTAAGTATGCAGGTGACAATGAAGTCTGCTATAAAATAGAAGAACAGGAGAAAATTCAAAATGGAAAATAAAACTTATTCGATTACTCTTGCTGATGGAACTATCATTGGCGATTTAAAGTTGAATGGAAATAACTTCATTTCCAAAACCAAAGTTTCCCATGACGCTTTCGCAGATAATTGCAGTCCGGTTACTATCAGCGATGGCGAGGTAGAAGAAGTTCACGAGAATATGGAGCTGGTACAGATCACAGAAATGGGAGATGACTACTGGTTTGTTCTCCGGGATATTTCAAAAGCTGAAATGGAAAAGATCAAGATGCAGTCCGATATTGAGTATATCGCAATGATGGCTGGAGTAGAACTTTAAGAAAAGGGGGAACATCGTGATGCATAGTGAAAATTTTGAAAAGGTAAAACGCTTCTATACACTGAAAGTATGGAATGAAACTCGTGTCCGTAACGCCGTAAAGATGAACTGGATTACAGAAGAAGAATTCACTGAAATTACCGGAAAGGATTACTAATGAGTGTACTTGCAGCAAAGAGAAAAGAATCGAGGGACGAAGCTATCACTCATTCAATAGAGCTGCATGATATGCTGACAGAACTCATGCGTAGAAGCTTTGGTATTAAAGATGTCGATCAGTATGTGAGAGTGCGGTTTGCATATGGGAAAGATCCTGTGGAAGATTTTGCTAAATATCGTTATATCATGACGGAAGCGAAAATTCAGATTGAGCGAACTGCTTGTCTATTGACCGCAAATCTTAGAGCTGCAAAGTCCTCGTACCCGACTTCTATGCATGAGTACGAAATACGGCGAGATTATCAAAATGCCGGTATTGTGAATTGTAATCAGTTAATTGACCAATTACAGCATGTTGTAGACGTATTCAATGTTGATTTGAATGTCTATGGCAAATATATTAAAGCTATCGACCGAGAAATCGAGTTGATAAAGAAATGGCGTCAAAGGGATAACAAAATCAAATCGTATCTTCCAGGGTAACATCTGTATTTATATGCGTGTCTTCGGCTAACTTTGCCAATGTGAACAACAACGGTAATGCGAATTACAACAACGCTTCGAACTCTAATGGGGTTCGTCCGGATTCTTTGATCTAACCAATCAGGGAAGGAGATGTTATCCGTTCCACCAAAGGGATAAATGACAAAGCCGGACGCAATTTACTACGGTAACTATTGCTATCACGGTGAATAATTATGACATACGAGGAGATTCTCTGCGACGCCAACAATCTCTATGCGGCTTATAAAGCCTCTATAAAAGGTAGCAAATGGAAAGAATCTACACAAAGATTCATGCTGAACTTTCTGCGGTATATTTTCGAAATACAAGACGACCTGATTAACAGGACTCTTGAGAATGGACCAGTAGATGAGTTTGAACTGCAAGAACGAGGAAAAATAAGACCCATTACAAGTATTGCGGTAAGGGACCGTATTATCAGGCATGTTCTATGCGATGAATTATTAATCCCAAAGATTAGAAAGAAAATCATATATGATAATTGTGCCTCTCTGAAGGGTAGAGGTATATCCATGCAAAGAAAACGCTTTGAAGTTCATTTGCGGAAGTATTACAAACTGCATGGAAATGAAGGGTATATTCTGTTTGGCGATTTCACCAAATTTTATGACAATATTATTCATGAAATAGCAAAACGGGAATTACTCAAGCTGTTCGATGACGACGAGTTCATTGACTGGCTACTCACGATTATATTTGACGGTTTTAAAGTAGATGTGTCTTATATGAGTGATGAGGAATATGAATCATGTATGGACGATGTTTTTAATAAGTTGGATTACCGGTTGATTCCTAAACAGAAATTAACTGGCGAAAAATTCATGGCAAAGTCTGTAAATATGGGTGATCAGCTATCGCAAGCTATAGGTATCTATTATCCGCATCCTATTGACAATTATGTAAAGTATGTCAGAAGCCAGAAATTCTATGGACGTTATTCAGATGATTGGTATATCATGAGTCCTTCAAAAGAAGAATTGATGGATCTTTTGGAAAACATTAAACGAATTGCCAAAGGACTTGGAATTCATATTAATGAAAAGAAAACAAGAATTGTCAGGATAAGTGGTACTTATAAGTTTCTTCAAATAAAGTACACTCTTACCGATTCAGGAAAGATTATCAAACGTATCAATCCAGATCGAGTGACAACTATGAGGAGAAAATTGAAGAAACTAGCCGTTAAGGTGGAAAACGGTGAAACAGTATATGAAAATGTCGAAGGAATGTTCCGGGGTTGGATGGGAGATTTCTATAAGCTCTTATCGAGGCAACAAAGAACAAATCTTATAAAATTATACGAAGACCTATTTGATAAGGAAATCGTTATTGTCAGTAAAAAGATGATTATTAATAATAGGTCACCACAAGAAATATTACAGGAGGTATCTTGATGGAACAGTGGTTTCAGATTATACTTACGATCTTTAGCTCAGTTCTGGCTTCTTCTGGGCTGTGGGCCTATTTAACAAAAAGAAGTGAGAGAAAAGATGTAACTAAAGAGATGCTGGTTGGATTGGCTCATGATCGGATTATGTATCTTGGCATGAAGTACATTGAGCGTGGTTACATAATTCAGGATGAGTATGAAAATTTACGAACGTATCTCTATGAACCTTATGAAAAATTGGGAGGAAATGGTTCTGCTAAAAGGATTATGCAGGAAGTGGACCGACTTCCAATTCATACATTTGCCATTGGCGAGGAGGAAAAGAATCATGAACATGAGTAACAAAACTTACGACATTCTTAAATGGATCGCAATGTATCTGCTTCCAGCAGCCGGAACTTTATATTTTGCGCTTGCCGGTATCTGGAACCTTCCGTACGGAGAGCAGGTAGTTGGAACAATCACAGCAATCGACACATTCCTTGGAGTACTCCTTGGAATCAGCACATCTCAGTACAACAAGTCTGTGGATGGAAAAGAGTCATGATTGATTTATTAGAGCTGCTGTTTTTACTGGTATTGGTCATTATTGGAGCCCCTGTGTTTATTATATCAGGCGTGATGATTATCAGTCATATACTGGAATACAAAGATTCTGATAATGAGTTTAAATACCATCAGCATAAGTAAGAGGTAATTGGGCGAGGAGGATATGATATCTTTCTCGCTCTTTTAATACATGCCCTTTTATTTTTTTCCGTATGTAGGTTACGAACACTTCCGTTAGTATATATGTGAAACGGAGGTGAGACAATGTCAGATAAAATTTTACTTTCCATATCAGAGGCGTCTGAAATATTTGGTATCGGTCAGCACCGATTACGAAGAATTATATATGATGATTATAATTGCAAATATCATCTTACAGTGGGACGAGTGATTAAGATAAAAAGAAAACCTTTTGAAGAATATATCAACAATGTCCAGCAGGTATAATATCGACAAAGTATCTCCAATGTGTTATTATAATTAATGCATTCGGGGTACTTTTTATTTTAGGAGGATCTCGAATATGGCAAATAAAACAGCTAAGACAAAACATAAACCAGTAAGACGTGCACTGCGAGCAAATGAATATTATAATCCGAAGACAAAGCGATATGAATATCATTATAAAGATGTTTTTGGAAAAAACCGAGTAGTAAGTTCTTACTTGTTGGAACCAACTGATCAGGTTCCGAAAGGAAAAAGAGCAGGGAAAAGTTTACGTGAAAAAGAAGCGGAAATAAACGCTCAGCTTTCAAATAATATCGACATTGATGGTTCAAAATTAACATTGCTTGAAGTTATTGACAGGTATCTGAATAATCTTTATAACAGAAAAGATCTCGCTCATGCTACGAAAGTTGGATATAACGTTACCATAAACTGCCTTAAACAATACAAGTTGGGTCACATGGAAATAGGTAAAATTAAACCAGAGCATTGCGAAGAATGGCTCACTGACATGAAGAAAAAGTATCGAGGCTCATCTATACAAAGTCAGATTAGTTTAATAAAAAGATCTTTTGAATACGCTGTTGATTACGATTATATTGTCAAGAATCCGTTTCGCAGAATAACAACAGACCGGAGCGACAGCAAGGTAATGGAAGCAATCCCGGTAGAGGAAATGAATAAGTTTCTTGATTTTTGTTCAAAAGATTCCCATAGTGCCCATTGCTACAATATGATTTATATCCTTTTTTGGACAGGCCTGCGAGTATCTGAATTATGTGGACTGACTTTGGATAATATAGATTTTCAGAATCGATCCATACGGGTTGAAAAACAGTTGCAATGTATCAACCATACGCATGTTGTTCAGAAAACGAAAACTCAGAATAGCGTTAGAAACATTCCGATGACGGATGGTGTATACGAACACTTTAAGGATGTTGTAGATAAAAGATATTTAAAAGGCGATATTGAACCTGTATGTTATGATGAGCGTGGTAACGCTTATGAGGGATTTGTATTTCTTTCACCAAGAAGTCGAAAGACCATAGTGCGTGCTCATGTAGAAGAGTATCTTCAAAATTGTATAAAGCGATACAACTTGGCAAATCCCGAAGAACCTATCCGTAAATTTGAACCTCATATATGCAGACATACTTTCGCAACGAATATGCAAACATTGCCTTTGAAAACCTTGCAGTCAATCCTTGGACATGGAGATATACGAACGACAATGACTCACTATGTAGATCCTAGTCCGAACGAACAGCAACGGGCAGAAATCAATGCAGTTGCGAACTCCATCTGCTAA